GGTTAAGCGACCTAGAGCAAAAAATCCCATTTCGTTTTTTTAACAACCTTTACACATGAACTTCGAAACCATCTCGGTCGCCGACCTCTCGCTCGACCCAAGCAATGTCCGCAAGCACTCGCGGCGCAACCTCGACGCAATCAAAGCCAGCCTGCGCAAATTCGGGCAGCAAAAGCCCATCGTCGTGGACGCCAAGGGAATCGTGCTGGCCGGCAACGGAACGCTCACGGCCGCGCAGGAACTCGGCTGGACCGAAATCCAGATCGTGCGGACCGAACTGGCGGGCGTCGAGGCCACGGCGTTCGCCATCGCGGACAACCGGACGGCGGAGCTGGCGGAGTGGGAGGATTCGCTGTCCGACGTAATCAAATCACTCATTGCTGCTGGCGTCGCATCCGACGACATCGGATTCAACCAAATGGAAATCGACGACATGATGGAAGCCGACGCGATCATGGACGAGGTGGACGAGGTGGTGCACGAGCAAAGCATTCAAGTGGCACCAGATAAAGAATATGTGCTCATCATCGCGGAGAATGAAAGCGAGTGGGACGAGATGGTCGCATACTTCGATCTCAAAAAAGTGCGAAGAGGTGGCTACAAGGAAGGGTCGGCGTTCGATGCTGTCGGAACCGAGCGCGTGTTACCGTTCAAACGCGTAAAAAAATGATCATTGCAATACCGAGCAAAGGGAGGGCGGGACAGACAAAGTCAGATAAGGTGCTTCCGTCTGCCGTGATTTTCGTGCCGGAATCGGAGATAGGGCAATACAAGAGGACAAATCAAAACGTGGTGGGCGTGCCTGATAACGTGAAGGGGATAACAAAAACAAGAAATTGGATTCTGCAAAACTGCGGATCGCCTCGCGTAGTATTTATCGACGACGACGTAAAAATGCAGGGATGGGTGAAGCTATACAGCGACAAGGCTAGACATAAAAAACTGGATGAAAAAACATGGCTTAAAACATTCGAGCGAATGTTTGATTCAGCGGAGCAAATGGATTACAGAATATGGGGCGTCGCAACGCAAAGCGCGCCTCGATCAGTTTATCCATACAAGCCATTCCTATTTAGAAGCTATGTGACAGCTTCGTGCATGGGAATTATTAACGACGGAACGTATTATTTCGACGAGGAGTTTCCAGTGAAGGAGGATTACGAGATTTGCCTTCGACACGTGAAAGAGCGGGGTGGAATTTTGTGTGCAAGGTTCGCGTATTGGGAAAACTCGCATTGGGCGGACGAGGGCGGATGCAAATCATACCGAACGCAAAAGATGGAAGCTGAGTGCATCAGGAAGCTCGTTGCAAAATACCCGAGTTACATCCGGCAAATAATTCGCGGCGGCTCCGAGTATTCGATCGCTCTGAACTTCTGAAATGACCGAGAGCGAGCAATCACCCTCCGAAATCCTCGCGCGCCGCAACGTCCAAAACATCGCGGTCAAACTCAAGGCCGGCAAAACGCTGACGACCTCGGAGCGCAAGGCGCTAAACGATTTCCAGACCGGCCAGCTCGACGGCTGGGTCAAAGACCTGAGCACGCTCGCGAAGGAACTCGGCTTGTCCCGCCAAGCGATCTACGATGCGCGCAACCGCTTCCCCGACGCACCGAAAAAGCACGAGGACGGACGCCGCGAGAACCTTGCCGCGTGGCAGCAGTTCTGCGCGGAGAACGTGATCGGGAAGGACGTGGCGACAAAGAACCTCGCCGAACTCAAAGCCGAACTCATGCGCGAGCAAATCCGCCTCGCCCGATCCAAAAACGAACGCGAAGCCGGTGACGTGATCGACCGCGAAGTCGTCGAGGCGATGCTCGTCACCCTCGGGCAGAAGCTCAACCTGCTCCTGCGCCTCAAGCTCGAGGTCGAGCTGGGGCCGCGCGGAGTCGGGATGAACGCGGCGGAGTTGAACGTCGAGGGCGGCGTGATTCTCGGCGAGATTCGCGAGGTCATTAACGCGAACATTGCGACGTTCGAGGGCGAGGCGCTGGACAGGTCTCGGGGTGCGGATGCGATTGTTTGACGCTTATGCCGCGCGTTCAAGTAATCTGCTTTTTCTACAACGAGGAAACGCTCGCGCGCCTGTTTATCCAGCATTACGCATGGGCGGACGAGATTCTCGCCGTCGTGTCGAAGTCGTCGGACCGGACGCGCGAGTTTCTGGAAGCCGCACGCAACGTCCGCGTGCTCGACTTTGAGTTTCCTGCGGGGATGGATGACCGAATCAAAACCGACACGGTCAACGCGCTTCTCGCTGAGCCGTCGTCCTTCGACTGGAAGATCGTCGTGGACGCTGACGAGTTCATCTGGGCGTGGAATTGCGTGCCGCCGCATGACTACCTCGCGAGCGTTCCGAGCCACGTTACCGTCGTCGAAGCGCGGATGCGAAACGTCTTCCGGCATCACTCTGAGGCTGACCTCGATCTTGATCGCCCGCCGGTGCCGCAGCGCACGCACGGGGATGCCGACAACCGATCGGAGGGAAATCGACCTTACCAGAAGCCGGTCGTCATTCGGGCGAATCGCAAAATCAAGCTCGGGCTCGGGAACCACACGCAGAATGGCGGGACGTTTGACCATTCGTTTTGGTTCGCTGGAGCCCATTGGCAGAACGCTGACCCGTCATTTGCGATTACAAGACGCACGCGCGACCGGCGCGACCGGCAAAGCGTGAGCAATTTAAGCGGAGGCTTGGGCGTGCAGAATCACAGAATCACCGAGGACGACATCCAGCGACTTTGCGACGCTCGCAAAAACTGCCCGCAGATTATTAGGATATGACCGCCTCCGACCTCCTCTGCGCCACCCTGCGCCTCCCGCAGCCCGACCGCTCGCCGATCTACGAGTGGGCGCGGAAGCACATCATTTTGCCCGAGTCCTATGCGACGTCAGGTCCGTTCAACGTGCGAATCTCCCCGTGGCTCATCCCGATCTTCGACGCGCTGCAAAATCCGCTCGTGCGCCGCGTTCACTTTCGCAAGGCCGTGCAAATCGGCGGCACGCTCGTCGCTGACATCTGGGTGCCGTGGCTCATCTGCAACGACGCGGGGCCGATCTCTTGGACGATGCAGACCGACGAGATGATCGACCGGCACGCAAAGAGTCGCCTCAACCCTGTCTTCGAGGGCTGCAAGCCGGTCGCGGCAATGCTCCCGCGCGTCGGTCCAAATCGGACGACGACCGAGATTTACTTCGGCGGCTTCTTCTTTTTGCTGAACCCTGCGAACCTTTCGAGCCAGCAGTCGCAGTCCATCCGCTACAAGATCAATGACGAAATCTGGCTCCCGAAATGGCAAGAGGTGTATGGCCACGCTATCGCCCGCGTCTCGCGCTTTGAGGAAGTCGGGCGCTCGAAGATTTACAACACGAGCCAAGCGCCGATCATGGATTTGGAGACCGGCAACGTCGAGGACACCTCCTACCGGCAGGGCAATCAGCAGGAGTGGAGCACGGAATGTCCGTCGTGCCGCAAGGTGCACCCTATCGCCTTCGCCTTGGACAAAAACGAGGACACCGGACTGCGGGGCGGAGTGGTCTGGGATGCCGCGGCGAAGCGCGATGACGAGACGTGGGACGTGCCGCGGGCGGTCGCATCGTGCCGCTTCCGGTGCCCTCACTGCGGTCACGAATCGCCCGACACCGACACCACGCGCAACGGATGGAAGCGGGCCGGTCGCTTTGTGTCGCTGAACCCGACCGCGCCGGCGGAGATCCAGAGCTTCCGCGTGGAGGCACTTGTGAGCCGCCCGATGCGGCTACTAGTCGAAGAATTCTGCGAGGCGGACAATCATCACGTCCGTCAAGGCGATGACAAAATGAAGATCGAGTTTCGCACGAAGCGCGAGGCCCGCCCGTGGATTGTCGAGAAGAAGGTGGTGAACCTCTTCGTGACCAAGTCGGATTACACCGTTGCGCAGTTCAGTAACGGCGAAGGCATCGAAGGCGAAGTTATTCGGTTCATGGCAATCGACCGACAGCAAGACCACTGGTGGGTTGAAATCGGCGCGTTCTCCTCGGCGACGGGGCCGACCTACAAGCAGCTCTATTTCGGGCGCATCGAGACGCGGGACCAGCTTCGCCAGATGCAATACCGTTACAAGGTGCAAGACGCGTGCGTCGCTCAAGATCGCGGTTACCGACCGGCTGACGTGGACCGTGACTGCGCGGACTTCGGGTGGCGAGGGATGCGCGGGCACGCGCGGAAGACTTGGACGATGCGGGACGACGCCAGCGACAAGCTCATCAACTTCCCGTTCAGCGAGCCGCGCGTGAGCGACTACCGAGGCGGGGATGTGTATTACTACGACTGGAGCGGGGATTACTTCAAGGACCTGCTCGCGAACGCGCTCGAGGCCAAGGGCGATCTCAAGTGGCTCCTACCTGCCGATGTCAATCCGCTCTATCTGGAACACCTGCGCGGCGAGTCGAAGGTGGAGATTCGCACCGGCGTTTGGGAGTGGCGCGAAGTCAAAAGCAACGCGCCGAATCACGGGCTCGACACCTCGGCGATGATGCTCTGCATGGCAACGATCGCGAACGTGATTCGCTACGCGCCGCCCAAGGACTAGTCAGCTTTGACGTTTCGAGCAGTGGTATGCTCGACAACCCATTTCTCGGACTGGACAGCGCGACCCTGACCGCGCTCAAGACCAAGACAATTGACGCTATCCAAGCGGTGCTTCTGAACCAGAGCTATTCGTTGAACGGCAAAAGCGTGAGCCGCGCGGACCTCAACGCGCTGAATAATATGCTCGGCAACTTGCAAGACGCATTGACGGACGCGGCGGGCACGTCCACCGATACGACCTTCGTGAGCTTCACCGGCAACTGAACAACATGGACAACGACATTTTCGACGCGTCAAAATTGATCACGCAAAAGCCGTGGCTCGACCGCGCGCTCGAAAACATCGCGCCGACGTGGGCGTTGAAACGGCTGGAGGCTCGCGTCGCGAAGTCTTTGTTTGAATACAACGCCGCGCGGACGAATCGGCTCTACGCTCCGAAACAATACGCGCAGCCAACGGAAAGTTCGCAGAATCAGCGGGACCGCGTGGTGATGATGTTTGAAGCACAGGACTTGACGCAGAACTTCCCAGAGGCTCGAGAAATTTCACGGAAGTTCGGGACGTATTTAACGCCCAACGAGTATTCGCCGACAACTGGTGACCGCGACTACAACCAGACCATCAGCGAGTATTTTCATGCGTGGTGCAAGACGTGCGACGTGACGAACCGGCACAGCTTCAAGAAGCTCGTGCAGCTCGCCGCAGAAGAGCGTCCAGTCGATGGCGATTGCGGCTTCGTCATCCGTCGCAGCGGCGAGGGGCTCAAGATTCAACTCGTGCCCGCGACGCGCATCGGCAATCCGAATGACACGGCGGTCGCGTCCAACAACTACTTCCAAGGAATCATCACAAACGACTTCGGGCAGCCGGTCGCGTATCGGATTTATCGAGTCACGCGTGACGGCGTTTATTTCGGCGCGGAAGACATTCCCGCGAATCAGTTTTGTCACTACCTCGACCCATTTCGTGTCGATCAATACCGAGGCATCACGGATTTCCACGCCGCGATTCAGACCGCTCGGATGCTTCACGACATCCTACAAGCCGAGAAGGCGGGCGTGCGTTTCTCATCGCAGCAGGCCGCGCTCATCTTCAACGACCGCGGCGTCGCGAATCCGCGCAATCTTTTCCAGCCCAATCCGGCGCTCTCGCTTCCGAGCGGACAGCAGCAGAAAAACGAGCTCACAGAGGTCGGGATGATTCGCTATTTTCAGAACAGCGACCGCGTCGAGGTAATGCCATCGCGTCCGTCGCAGGCGTTCACCGGCTTCGTGCAACATCTCATGCACGAGATCGCGCTGGGCGTGGGCGTGCCCGAGGGCGTGCTTTTCGGGACTCAAGACTACAAAGGCCCAAGCGTCCGCGCAGAGTTCGCCGCAGCCGACCGCGTGTTTACGCGCCAGCAGGGCGTGCTCACCGACAAGGTGCTCGACCCGATCAAGGACGCCGTGATTCTCGACGCCATCGCGCGCGGAGAAATCCCGCCGCCTCCGCTTCTGGCCGGCGAGACGATGGTGCACGCGTTGCGTCGCGCGACCTCGGGCGAGTGGCGTTTCCCTGCTAAGCTCTCGATCGACGTGGGCCGCGAGTCAGCCGCGAACATGAACGAAAACCGGCAAGGCGCGAAGTCGCTGCAAGAAATCGCAGCCGAGGAAGGCACGGACGCCTTCACGCGATTGGAGCAGATCGCAATCGAGGCGGCTTACGTGAAACAGCTCGCCGAGAAATACGGCGTGCCCGAGACGGCGATTCGTCTCACGACGAACTCACTCCCGAGCACGCCAGCAGCCGCAGCCGCAGCAGGCGACGCGGTGGGCGTCAGCGCGGCAGAGGCGCAGGCGGCAAGCGTCGCACCGGCACCGGCTGAGCCCGCACCGGCTGAGCCCGTCGAGCAGGTCCAGAACGAATCCAACCTCGTCACGATCAATTTCGCCGATGGCTCTTACATCCCGACGAACGCGATGGCCGACAACGCGCGCCGCGCGCTCGCTATCCGCGAGAAGAAACCGATGTCGCAGCGCGGCATGACCAGCGTCGGCATCGCGCGCGCTCGGGACATCATGAACAAGCGCCCGATGAGCGAGGACACCGTGCGGCGGATGAAAGCATTTTTCGACCGGCACGAAGTGGACAAGCAGGGCGAGACGTGGAAGGATGAAGGGAAGGGATTTCAGGCGTGGTATGGCTGGGGCGGAGACGCTGGGTATGCGTGGGCCACGGCGATCGTCGAGCGGCTGAACAAGGCGGAAAAGAAGCAGACGAACTCTGCGCCAGTCGATGCGCGCATTGAGTTCGACGTGCGATCGGTGGCGAGCGATCCAGCAAGGTCGGAAAAAAAGATGTCGGCGACGGATTGGATTGAAGCGATCACGCACTTTCGGCGCGACGTGAACGATCGAGTCGCGGAAAGCGCAAAGCCGATTATCAACGGGCGCAGCATCATCGAACTGGCGAAGAAGGAAAAAAACTTATGAACGACACGCAGACCCAAATCGAACGGCTGATCGAACTAGCCATCGTCCAACGCTCGGAGCTGAAGCAGTTGGTCTCCGAGCTGCCGCAACTTCGCGAGCATCTCAACGCGGAAATCGAGCGCACATTCGAGGAGGCCGAGCCGCAGATTCGCACCGAGCTTGAGGAGTTCTGCCGCGCGCGTGCGACCGACGAACACGCGAAGACCGGCGCGGCGCTCGCTGCGAAAGTCGAGCAGCTATCGAAGCAGCTAGAAGTCACGACCGCCGCGAAATACTCGGTGCTCATGGCCGAGCGCGCGGAGAACGCGAATCTGCTCGCAAAGGCCGAGGCGCGCATCGAGGACGCGGCCTCAATGCTGACGCACGCCGTAAAGGAAATCGTGACCGACGAACTCTCGCGCTTCCCGCGCGCTGGCGAAATCGATCAACTGCGCAAGGAGTTTGCCGAACCTCGCGGGCTGAATCCTCGCGGCCGGTGGATGCCCGATGAAACTTACCAGCGGCTTGATCTCGTCACGGTCAACGGCGACAGCTTCGTGTCGAACATCGACGGCAACCGCGAGCGCCCGAGCCGCACGGCTGGCGACTGGACTCTGAGCGCAGCGCGAGGCAACGGGGGCGGGGGCGGCGTTACCTCGCTGACCGACCTCGTGTCGGTGCCGAGCAACGGACAGCTTCTCATCGGCAACGGATCGGCGTTCGTGAACTCGACGCTTACCGCTGGCACCGGCATTTCGATTTCCAACGGCGCGGGCTCGATCACGATCAACGCGACGGATGGAAACATCACGCTCGACGACGGGACGGCGGCGGCTCCTGCGCTCAACTTCACGAACGAGCCCACGACCGGACTTTTCCGTGCGAGCGCGAACGTGATGGGATTCGCGGTGAACGGCGTGAGCCGCGCGACGATGACGACGACTGGCGTGACCGTGGCCGGCACGATTACCCCGACCGGCAGCGTGCACGCGGCTGCGGGCTCTGTCGGAAATCCAAGCCTCGCGTTCAACGCCGACCAAGACACCGGCCTCTTCAACATTGGCGCGAACAATCTCGGCGTTGCGGTTGGCGGGGCGAAGGTGCTCGATGTTGCGAGCACGGGGCTGACGGTGACGGGCGCGCTCGGTGCAACCTCCCTCACCTCCCCCGCCGCGACCAACCTGACGCTTGGCCTCGGCACGGGCGGCACGGCTCTGACGCTCACCAGCAGCACGCTGGCGGCTACGTTTGCGGGCAACTTGGCCGTGAGCGGAACGACTATCAGTACCGCTGCTGGTGGCGGCGGTGTCGCGCAGCTAAATTTCCTCGGCACTACGGGAAACCTGAACGCGCAGATTCAATACGACCAGATTGCTCCTAACACTGGGCAAATTTTGTTCGGGACAAACCTTGCGGGAACTTTTGCCACGCGGCTGACGCTCACATCCACCGCCGCCACCTTCGGGGGCGCGGTGACGGTGTCATCCTCCACCGCAGGCTCCGCAGGCGCAGGCGCGCTAGTGGTCACGGGTGGGCTGGCGACGGGTGATGCGACCTACATTGGCGGGACACTAACGACGACGAGTGCAACGGCTGGCAATTGGAACACGCAGATAGTAAATACAAGCTCAACCGGCTACGGGTTGCTCGTGAAAGGCGGTGTTTCAGGCGTCACCAACATTGTTGCGTTTCAGGATTATTTGGGGGCCACTCAACTGCTGCTTAGTGGGGCGGGCAACCTCACCGTGAGTGGCACGGGCACGTCCACCTTCGCGGGCGCGGTGGCTATCGGCAACACCGTTGGCGTTGGAGTCGCCGTGGCATCAACGCACAAAGTCACTATGGTGATCGGTGGCGTCACTTATTACCTTCTCGCATCTAACGTTTAATATTACACACCCATGACCATCATTCCAATCGCGCCCTACACAATGGGGTCTCCAGCCAGCCCGAAAGTCGGCACTCAGTTCGAGGTCCGATACATCAACTACACGTCGCCCACCGCCGTTGCCGACTGCCACTTGCTCGACGCGGACGGCGTGGAAATCATGCCCGTGGGCCTTGTGCCTGCGACTGCAGAGCAATGCGCTGTCTGGGTCAACGACGAGAAGTTTGCGGGCGTGCTCGCCGTGAACGCGGGGTTTGAGCTTCCAGCGGAATAAGCCCATGACCAAAGAAGAACACAAATCCGCGATCGTGACGCAGCTCCAACAGCAGAGTTTGAACCTGCTGGTGGACTCGCTCGCGGCTGCGCTTGCGGAGATTGAACAGCTCAAGGCCGCTGCCGTGGACAAGCCCGCGTCGTGAGGCGCGAACTTACATCCGTGCCTAGTGTATGGACGCGCTCGAAATTCTCGTGAAGGGCTGGCCGATTTTCTTGGGGATGATAACCCTGATTATCGTGCTTTCCAAGCTGGACCTCCGCGTCGCAGTTCTTGAGGAGAAAATCAAAGCGTTGTTCGATATGTTCAACAAAAAGTGACCATGTTCCCTCTCGCTGAAATCCTAGGCATCGGCACGAAGCTGATCGACAAACTCATCCCCGACCCCGAGGCAAAGGCCAAGGCGCAGTTGGAACTCGCGCAGCTCGCGCAGAGCGGAGAGCTGGCGAAGATGAACGCGGACTTGGAAGCCTACAAGACCGAGCAGAGCAACCTGACCGACCGGCTCAAGGCGGACATGGCGTCGGATTCGTGGTGGTCAAAGAACATCCGCCCGATGACGCTGGCGGCAATCCTCGCGGGCTACTTTCTCTTCGCGGGGATGTCGGCGTTCGGCTACAACGCTAACGAGGCGTACGTCTCACTCCTCGGTCAGTGGGGGATGCTCATTATGTCGTTCTATTTCGGGGGCCGCACGCTTGAGAAAATCATGGAAATGAGGGCAAAGAAATGAGCGACGAAGGCTCAAAGCACGCGCTCATCGAGAAGGCTGCATTTGCCGTGCTGCCGATTCTGTTTTCCTGCGTCATTTATCTGATGTCCTCGCTCGCTTCAATTTCCCATGAAGTCACGGTGCTAAGGCAGCAGGTGTCTCTCGTTGTGACTTCGGACAACAAGCAGGCCACGAACACCGGAGCGGAGTTAGCTCGCGAGAAACTGAGGCAAGACCTTGAGCGCGAGATCCAGCACAACCGCGACATGATCGCGGAGAACCGAACGAGCATCGCAATCATCACCGAGCGAATCGGACAATTCAAAAAATGAACTCCGACAACATCCGAGCCGTGCTTACCGCCGCCACGCCTGCCGCTGCGATGGTCTCGCTCTCGCAGGTCAATGAGGTTGCCGCGCTCGTCGGCACGCTACTCGGCATTGCTTTTCTGCTCTGGCGCTGGCGGCGCGAGGCAAAGAAGGAGGATTGATTTTGACGGGCATCGCATAGGCGATGGAACCCGTCATCACATTCGCAGCCTCCGCAGGCGTCATCGACGCACAGACCGGAATCATTCGCGGCGTCTCGCTCATCACCAAAGGACCGGCGCTCGGTCACGGCGTGATGATCGACGACAAGACGCTG